GACGATGCGTTGATGTACCAGGAGTTTCCTCCTACGGAAGACTACGCATTCGTGATGACTGGTACGAGCTTCTTCTCAAACTCCCGGTGTACTGACGCTGCCAAGAGGTCTAGACAGATGAATCCAGAATGTTTCCGCTATGCCTTCGGAGCCATGTTCCAAGACACCGATGTTTTGAAGTCCACGGAGAAGTTGGGGACTTTGAAGGTCTGGGAACAGCCTATTGACACGGCCTATTACGTCATTGGTGCTGATCCTGCTTATGGATCATCTGACTGGGCAGACCGATTCTCTATCCAAGTGTTCCGCGTGTATGCGAATGGCATGGAACAGGTGGCGGAGTTTGCAACCAGTGAGATGAACACCTACCAGTTTGCGTGGGTCATTGCCCACCTTGCTGGTGCGTACAAGAATTCAACTCTGAACTTGGAAGTCAACGGTCCAGGTCAGGCGGTCATTAACGAGATGCGTAACCTAAAACGTCTTGCTGCCGCCCAAGGTACTTCTGGTCACGGCATCATGGATGTGCTGGGATCTATGCAGAACTACATCTGGCGTCGTAACGATACGATGTCTGGGTTATCCAACTCTATTGGCTTCCTGACTACCAGTCAGACCAAGGAACGGATGCTGACCTACATGAAAGATTACTTCGAACGTGGGTTGATGGAAATCAAATCTATGGACTTGCTAGACGAGATGAAGGGCATCGTTCGTGAGGGCGGGTTTATCGGTGCGCCTGGGCGCGGCAAAGATGATAGAGTGATTGCTAGTGCGCTTGCTGCTGTTGCCTATGCCGAGCAGGTTCAACCTCGATTGATTGCGATGAGATTGACAAAAGAAATCTCTCATGCTCAAGAGAACCAAACACCAGAGCAGATCGCTGCTGGACGTAACGTATCCAACTACCTCAAGAAAATCGGGATGTACGGTGGCTCTACACACTGATCTCACAATCGTATCTATCCACGGCCACACTAACGGTGTTGCCGCTATCCCCAGTCTTGTTGAGAGTCTTGCCCAGTTGCCGGGAAGCCGGGGTCTGCTGATCTCTCTTGAAAGACCTCCTTCTTTGCCAGACCATATCGCTTGGAAACAAACAGCACCTCTGGATTACTTTCAATACTCGATGTTCTGTATGTACTGCCTGCACCAGTACATCGAGACTGAATACTGCTTAGTTGTACAAGATGACGGCTGGGTGATCAACGGGGATAACTTCACGGGTGAATACTACGAGTACGACTATGTGGGCGCACCCACTCACATGGGCATCTTGGGCGACCAAGCCATGTTTCACTTCTCGTGGGTTCACGTGAAAGACCCCATTGTTGTGCAGAACGGCGGGTTCTCCCTGCGTAGTCGCAAGTTCTTGCAAACACCGTCCAAGCACGGCATTGTTCACAAGTTGTACAACCAGCAGCCGTTCATCAACGAAGATGTCCAGCTCTCAGGACTCCTGCGACCTCAACTGGAATCTGTCGGTGTGCGGTTCGCCCCGCTGAACATTGCAAAACACTTTTCGATTGAGTACATGGGTCCAGGCCTACACGATGATATTGACCTGGAGCGCCTTGTCGGTCACCATGCACCCAGTAGAAAATTGATCGGCCACAAATCCATTGGTTTGCGACACACCTCAGAAGAATGCGATAACGTCTTTGGTGAACTAGACTTCCTCATGTTTTTGCAAGACAAGGGATACAAGTTTGAATACCGTAATTCCTAAAGAAGAACTCAAACTCTTGGTTGGGCGATTCCTAAAGGATAAACAGCGCGGTATTTCTCTTCAGAAGTTTGCTGATCTTTGCGGTATCTCAAGAGAATACTTGGCAGACGTTTTCATCTACGAGAACTCACCCATGAGCGAGACCACCCAACGTCGGGTCTCCTCTGCTTACCAAGCGTGGCGAGAGGGTCGAGTCAGGATCATGAGACGCAAAGACCAAACCCAATACGTTGACTATCGCAAGGTTGCAGAACCTGCTATCTTCTCGCACATGGGGATCGTAAAGTCCCCTGACGGATTCAAACTATCTATCGGCCCCCGTAATCGTCACGATTACTCTTATCCTACCTTGGACGAATCATGAGCGTACTTCACGACTATCTTTGCGCGTCTCACGGCCTCTTCGAATCTTACGAAGCAGAATGCCCTATCAAATTTTGCACAGCAGAACTGAACATGGTTTTCTTAAAACCAGTCGCACTCAAATCAGATAAAACCAAACAGGCTGACCGTAACCTGCGCGGCCTTGCCCAAGACTTCCAGATGTCAGACATCAAGTCCACCCGTGAAGGTGACACACAAGCCGGTTACCATCATCACAACGTGCCAGAACCAGAAGTCAGAGAGTCTCGCCCAGGCGATGCTGCGATCTGGGGTGGAAACTTCCAAAACATCAATATGCAAGCAGCACTTGCCGGGAAAGTCGCCCAATCCGTTCGCGGTGAAGCCGTCGGCGTTAACCCTAAAGACGCTGGCAATTTGACCGGACCAAAGGCCGCGAGTTACATTGCTGACCACGAAAATTTGACGATCAATTCTTAAGGAAACGATATGCCTCAAGATAGCAAGCAAAGCATGGATGACCAGATCTTGCAGTTGATGGGAGGGGCCATCAAAGACCCCAAAGCGGCAAAATCTGGTGTTCAATACATTAAAAACGAATTTGAAAGAATGCCAGAAGAAGGCAAGTATCCAGATATAAAAAATCCACGAGAGTTTTATGGTGGATCTCCAAAGTCTTATGTGGAAAAAATGCTAAACTATGGGAACCCAAAAATAGAAAAAGGAGAAAATGTTGCGGAACAAATCAACAATATTTTTGGGCCAAATTCGCATTCTTCTTTTTACAATGCTTTTTCAAAAATGACTCCAGAGCAACAACAGTCATTTGCTAATTTTTTGCAGCAGTTTAGTCAAGTTACAGAACCTGCAAAAGAAAGCACAGTTGGCACAAAATTAAGGCAAGCCATTACGGCTCCCAATAAAATTACCAGAGCTTTGGGGTTTTAAATGAGAATTCCGAGCGATCCGGTAGAACGGGAAAACTTCTACCTAGACCTTATCCACAAGTGCAGCGTTTCCATGCCGGAACGCCGCACCGACTACGGAGGTCTTCGCTCGTGGTACTTGTTTGGGAATGGACCGGACGAAGCACCGGCCATGTACAACAAGATCTTTCCTCACATAGATCAGTTGTCATCCTTCCTCTACTCTGCCGAGACCACCCGATTCTCCATAGACTTGGGTGCGGCAGTCCCAGATGAAGAACAAGCCAAACTTCCGGTCCTCACACGCGCACTCAACGATGAATGGCTAAACAGCAATGCTGACCAAGTATTCTCGACTGCGGTTTCATGGTCGCTGTGCTACAACAGCACCTTTATTAAACTGGTTTATCGAAACGGTATTCATCCGTATCTCGTGGAACCGGCCAGCATCGGTGTCCTGCGAGAAGACACTCCATACACCGACAGACAAGAAGCAATAATTCAGACTTACTACATCACGAAGTCTGAACTCTACAACCGTCTCTACAGCCACCCGCAGCGGGAAAAGATTGTAGAGCGCGTGTCGTATATGCAGCACGAGCGCACGGAAGTCGCCAACGGTGTGCAGCGCATTATCATGAGCCAGACGGACCCAACCCTATACGGGAACGTCAACCTAGATCTCTCTGGCGGCAACCGCTACAAAGCACAAGTCTCTGAGGAAACCGTCGAGATGACGGAACTCTGGGTGTGGAACGATGAGACCGGCGACTACCAAGTGGTCACCCGCGCAGATCCAGATGTCATCATCTACGATCGCCCTGGCGCTACCGTCTTCTTGAAAGGCGAGCTGCCCTTCATCCAAGTCTGCCCTCTGCCGCTCTACGATTACTACTGGGGTCAGTCAGAAGTATCACGTCTGATCTATCTCCAGCAGATGCGTAACAAGCGCATGACGGAGATTCTTGACATTCTGTCCAAGCAAGTCAGTCCACCAACAGCACTCATCGGATTCACTGGAATCCTTGATGAAAAGAATTTTGCTCTCAACCGCGCAGGCGGAATCTTGGCAACAGATATGCCAAGCGCCAAGGTTGAGAAGCTGGCCCCGCAAATGCCTCCAGATCTCTTCCGTGAGATCAGCGAAATCGATTCAATGTTTGAAGAAGCCTCGGGCATTGTCTCCGTCTTGCAAGGACGGGGGGAGTCTGGGGTCCGATCATCCGGTCATGCCAGTCAACTTGCCCGTTTAGGGTCATCTCGTGCCAAAAAACGGGCGCTTGTTATCGAAGATTCGCTAGAAAAGATGGCGACTCTGTATCTCAAGCTCATGCAAGCGTATCCAAACACGCATTACACGGATACAAAGGGCAATAGGTTCATTGCCGAGCAATTGCCCAAGAATTACGCCGTAAAAGTGGATGCACACAGCAATTCACCCATCTTCATGGAAGATTTGCGCCAATTGGCGTTCAATCTGTTCAAAGCACAAGTTATTGACAAGGAATCCTTGCTAGACTTGCTTGAACCACCTATGAAACAGCAATTGAAAGACCGTCTCAAGAAGATGGAAGCAGCACAAGCCCAGCAAGCGGCTATGCAGCCTCCAAAGGAGAAGTAATGGTTACTCAAGGCTACACAAAGACCGGGGATCAACCCCGCGTCACCTCTAAATCATTAGATCAACGTCAGTCAACTCCATCCTTGACGTACCGTACACAGACGAATAGGATGGGTTCTGCGGGTAATTCCTCCCGCATGACCCGTGACTACACACGAAGGTAATTGCAATGTACAAGACAATGAAGCGCGGTCGTAAGACCCGCCGGTAATCCGGCATAAAGAGTTCGATGGGTATGGCTGCTTGCCCTTCTCAAGTGGCCCCGCAACCAGGAGATCGTCATGGCACGT